TTTTCAAGAGATATAGTTAAAGCTGTTTACATTTGCACTGAATCAAAAGTATTTAAAGGTAAAGAGCAGGTAACATTAATAGCATCACGCATATGTTCTAAGATAAAGAAATGAAAATATTTTTTATTATATTTATACTCAGTTATAATATGGCTTGGGCTGATTCTGTGTCTAATTCTTTGAATCTTTCTTTACCTAACGCAAGTCAAAACTTTCAAGCAGATAAGTTTAGAGCAGGAGAACTAGATTGTTCTAATGCTATAGGGTCAGCTACCAACTGGGAGTTTGGTGTGACAGGATTGATTCAATCTGACACAACTAGAACAGGTGACATAGGTGTATACAGTAGGATAACTATACCTCTTGGTGGCAGAGCTAAGTCAAGAATAGATTGTAATAGATTGTATGAACTAGAATTACAGAAGAAAGAACTAGAAGTATTAAAGTTACAGAAAGAAATTAATCAACTAAGAAGTTTATCATTTGAAAACTAGGAGTGTGATATGGCTGAAGTAGAAATAGCAGGAGCTAAGATAAAAGGTGGCAAGCTTATGTTACTTGTACCAATTGTTTCGGCGCTTGGCGGTGGGTTGTGGGGTGGCTTTGAGGTTTACAAAGATTACATGGACATGAAGAGCATCATACAAAATATAAATATTGGTGCAATTAAATCTCAAAACGCACTAATTCAAACAAAACTAGATAGTGCGTTGGAGTATAGCAAAGACATTAAGAATAATCTGCGTGATGATATACTAAAGCTAGAAGGTTACATAGATAAGATAGATAACAAGGTAGAAAAATCTTCTGATAGAATTAAAAACACACAAGCATCTATAGATTTAATGGTAGAAAATACACTAGCTGAGATGAACCAACTAAACAAAGACGTTAACTCTTCTCTTCGAGAAATAGAATCTTTGAATAGAGAAACAGAAAAAGATGTGCGTGATACAATGAGAGACACAGAAGAACGCATTGATTCTAACTCAAAGCAATTAGAAGATAGATTAAATGAAAGATTACAGGAAGCATTAGACAACCCATTAGTAGGAAATTGACATGACTTGTAAGTGTAATGATAAATGTATATGCAGAGACACATGTGCTTGTATAGACAAGTGTATTTGTAAGGAACGTAAGTGACACCTAAACAACAAGAAGCACTTGATGCTGTTGTTAAATACGGAAGCCAAGTTAAAGCGGCTAAAAGCCTAGGTATTAGTCGTTCTGCTTTAAGACATAGACTTAATTCAGCAAAGAAATATGAAGAAGCTGATGATGGTATTAAGTATGCCATGACTGAAACAGGTATGGCTAACATAAATGCTGTACACTCTGGTTGGATTAAGACTGATGATGTTAGTTTATATTTTAGAAATGAAATAGATAAGATTGATACCAATGATATAGCAGAATCAATACGAGATGTTATAAATGGAATCGTTCTGTGTGAGATTGTAAAGCCCCCTGAGCTGGTGGAAGATAACCTTCTTACCTTGTACCCTATTGCTGACGCACACATAGGCATGAGAGCAGATGCTAGCGAGGTTGGTGAGGATTATAATTCTGACATTGCAGTGCAAAGAATTAAAACTGGAATGGCTAAATGTGTTGCAAGTTCACCACAGTCTAAGTATGCATTGGTATTAGATGTTGGTGATTTAACTCACGCTGATGACAACAACGCACAAACTCCTAGAAGTAAACACCCACTCGATGTGTCTGAAAGATTTTTTTATTCTCTAAAGTGTGCAATAACTGCGCTGTCTGCTGCAATTGATTGTGCGTTGCAAAAACATGAGCAGGTAATATGCAGAGTATTGCGTGGTAATCACAATGAGACTTCTTATTTGGCTGTGATGTTTGCAATGGCAGAGCGTTACAAAAATAATATTAGAGTAACTGTTGAACAAACCGCTGCTGATTTCTTTGTGCATGAGTTTGGAAGTGTCATGATTGCCGCGCACCACGGAGACAAAGCAAAAGCAGATAGACTTGTAATGCATATGGCTGATGCTTGGCCTGAGATATGGGGTAGAACTAAACATAGATTTTATTTTACTGGACACCTCCACCACACAATGATGCGTGAAGTAGGTGGTGTACTTGTTGAGCAACTCAGGGCTGTAACAGGTAAAGATTCCTATGCTTCTAGCCATGCTTACAGCAGCAGGTCACAGATGCAAGGCATTACATATCATAAACAAGAGGGTGAAGTTAGTCGTGTAAAGGTTTGTTTATAATGTGGATTATGGCTATGGTGTATTGCGTTACGTTTGCTAATGGTGAGATGTGTCGTGCTTGGGTTCCACCTATTGCTGAATCAAGCAGAGAAAAATGTGAAGCTAACATTAAGACTGCTGTGTATTCTATGGCTAATGCTATTGAAAAAAAAGATGGTGATTTATTTTTTATAGATTGCCAGTGTATTAAGGTAAGAGAAGAATTTAAATATCAATAGAATTTTTTCTTATTCTTTCTAGCTCATCATTAAGTATAAGAACTAGGTTAACTAAGTCACCTACCTCTCGACCTAACTTAACCAAGAACTTGTCGCTTGTTATTACTCTGTCGTATGGAAAGCCATTGTTAGCTACGTTGGCTTTATCCATTCGTCTTAAAAATTTTTCTATTGTAAGGTCAGTCATTGTTTTATCTTATACCCTGAGTATGGATAGAAATCTCTTATAATTCTTTTAACTCTTTCAACTTTATTATCTCTAATTAATTTCTGAATAATATTTCTAGCGTGATCAGGTTTAGATAAGTTCATTTTCTCTGCTAATTGTAAAGCATTTATTACACCAGCATTTTTTATTATCTGATACGCTTGTGCTTTCTGATTGTTTAATTTGTCTGTTGCTTGATAAACTTTAAACTCTGGCAACCTACCTACTTGACCCATAGCAATAGCTGATTCTTTTAGTAGCTTACCATATAATATTTCTTGTTCGACTGATATTTTAAATTGTTGTTGTGTTGCTTTCATTATCTTTCTCCATTAGTTTTTCAAATTCTTCGCCACTTAGTATTACAAGTGTCTGTGGTTTGCCAGTTTTTCTTTTGTAGAATGCTATGTCTCTTCCTGTTAGCACTGTGAATGGGCTAGGGAAACTGGACTTATCCCTGTACTTTACTTCTCCCACCAGTTTTCTTCCGTTGATGTTGAGGTGGATGTCACCTGAGTATTCTCCTCCGAGTGCACCGCTGAGCGGTACTCTCTTGGCTTCGATGCCAATTTTTGTGAGCCATTTGACGAACCAGTTTTCGTGGTAAGTTCCTTTGAGTTTATTTTTGTTTGCCATGTATCCCTCTGATAGCAGTCTAAACATATAATGTAATGTCTTACTGGTTCTATGTTAGCTAGTATTGCTACAAATAAATCTGAATCAACATTACAAGCTTCACATATTGCTGACTCTTGCCTTAGTTTCTTTGAAGTTGATCGTGATCTCACAGCCAAGAGCGTCTAACCAACAAGTAAACAAGAACCCTGATGGCACTCGTTTGTGTTGTTCCCATTTATGTATAAGTGATGAAGCACACCCAATTCTATCTGCAAGTTCTTCTTGTGATATACCAAGTGTGCTTCGATGATCAACCATCTGCTCGATAAGTTTTTCATACGACCCTGTAACATAAGTCTCATCTTTATAATTCGGAAACCTTTTTATCTTTGATCTCACTTGCCAATGCTAGGTATCCTATAGCATCTACGATAGAGTCTTCTTTGTACCCACCGCTTGATATCCTAGCTAGTTTCATTTGTGCTAACATAATAGGTACTTGCCACGTTTGTACAGTATGATCAAGTACCTCTGACCAAGCTCTTGCAATCATTAGCATATTAATATGAGGATCTCCGTACTGATTGTTTCTATCTTGACTAATTAATTGGTTGGCTTCGTGTAATACTTTGTCTCTGCGTGTCATAAATATTGGCTCAGCTTTCATTGTTATCTTCCTCTTCTTTAAAATAAACTCTTTCTTCTTCGTCTATTAATTTTTCTTCTAATAAAATTAGTAAAGCTAGTAACTCATCTCCTCTGTTTCTAACTCCTGTTCTATTTTTTTCTACTGCGTCTAGCTGTATAATACTAGCTACTCGTTTAAGCCTGTCAATTACTTGTTGAGAAGAAGTCATTTATATTCCTCCAAAGTAAAGAAGTCTAAGAAACTTTCAGTGATAGTACGTTCTTTAGGTTTTGGTTTTTCTTTTGGTTCTAAAGTATAGAGTACATAATTTAATTCATTCTTAGTTAATCTTAGATACTTAGCTATATCTTTGTTAGGTATCTCACCACTAAATGCTAAGAAGTGTGCTTCTTTAACTAAACTATCTGGGTATTTTTTTTCCATTGTTTCCTCCGTTTGGTGTGTGGGTAATTAAGTAGCTACTTAAAAACCCACAGCTTGTGGTCTATTTAATCCGATTAATTAACACACGACAATTAGAATGGTATCTCATCGTCTAGTTGATTAACATTTGGTAGTGGTGCAACTCCTCGTTTCTCTTCAACACTAAGAGACAACCATTTCTTACCATCCTTTTCTTTAGTCCAACCTGATACACGCATATCTTTATTGGTAGCGTAATCATCTATGTTGCCACTGAAGTCTGGTCTGTTCTCGTTGTCACCTTTATCATTGGTAAACATAGCACCAACCTTTTGATACAGTTTCATTATCTTTTGACCAGCTTGTGTTGTATCACTCACAACAATAACATCTCTGTCATTACCTTCTAAGTTTATCTTACCTTGAAGTACCATCTTTGTTGTGTCTCTTGGTGAGAATACTGCACCTCTGTTTGTGTTATCATATTCAGCCATTGGTTGCTCTTTCTCTTTCTTCTCTCCATTCAATAAGAATACTCTCAGGCCAAGCAATACTGCGCTGACCAATCTTAATAGGTTTAGGAAAGGTGCCTTTATAAATAGCGGCATATATACTGGATCGAGATAAGCCAGTTAGTTCCATTACTTTTGGTAATCTGTGCATTGGTTCAAGTGTCATTTAATTTTCCTTTTGTTGTTGTGTTAAAAACATTTGTCTTAGTGCAGCTCGAATTATCATACCTTTAGATTCTCCAATTGAATCTGCGTGTATTTGTACTGCATCAAGCATTGCTTGCGGTAGAGATAGATTAATTGCTACCATTTTTTTATTATCTGATTGAGGTCTACCAACCTGTGTCATTACCTTTTCCTTTCTGATCTTGTGCATATTTGTTTCCATCCATCTCACCTAAGAATACATCTGCATTAAATCCTAAGTGTGATAGTGCTTTAGTTAGGCCATCAGTGATAGCCATCTTTGGTGCATCTTCTGCAAGTCTGCCCTTGCCAGCATCAAAAAATTTACGACAACCATTAAATGGGCCGAATATATTTTTCTCATCTGCGTGTGTCCATACTGATACACCTGACACCACAGCTACATCACCATTATTAAAGTGAATGTATTCTGTTGTTGAGTTCCAACCCCAACCTACACCTACTGCTCCAAACTGTTCGGTAATACTTCTTACCTGATACTGCGGATCAATAGCTGTAAACTTACGCGCCCCAAAACCTACTGGTTTAATATACTTAGGGTCAGTCTTGCTTACCTTATTCCATAACTCCATGTGTTTATTCATAGTCCTTCTCCTCTGTTTATGTCTGGCTCTTCATCTCTTTCAATGTATCCCCAGAACTCTTTGATCATATCTAATACTGTTGCGGTATAACTTTCATCGTATGGTATCTTAGTCCAATCCCATTTAAGATTGCCAAAGATAACAGAGAGATAACAATTATCTGCTTCTGCTAACCACATATACAATTGCATTTGTGCTTGATAATACTCTGATACTTTCTTCATATTATTAAAAGCATTAGTATGTTTAGCTTCAATAA